CTAAAGCCCGTTGGCCCGGCCAGCGGGCTTTTTTTGTGTGCTAGCGGTCGATCGGCCAAGCGTGTTTGATACCGGTATCAATGCCGGGCTGTATCTCCTTGGTGCCGGCCGCCTCGGCAACGCTGCAATCTGTAATAATGGTCCGGTAGCTCATGGTATCCACACGCAGCTCGTCCGTGTTGGTGGCTTGCTCGCTGCTCACGCGGTCCAGGGGCGAAAAGTATTGGCCGCCCTGGCTCTGCAGGGCAATATGCACGTCCTCCAGGAACTTGAGCTTGTCCATGGCCGCGTCCGATTGCGGCGCCGGGCCGAGCGGCGAGGCGTAGCTTTGCGCCGTTACGCGCTGGGCGATATGGATGCGGAGCAAGGCCTCGCCCTCCTGCCAGCCCTTGCCGCCAGTGGTCCACGTAATACGCTCAAACTCGATCAAGACGGCCGGTGGGACGATGGGCAGCTCCTCGTCCATACGGTCAAATTGGTTGTCAAACAGATCGATCCATTGCAGAGTGCTGCCAAAATAGCTGCGCAGCTGATCGCGCAAAGTTTGATAAACGTGGCGGTACATAGCTTAGCGGAATAAAGATTGAAAAAGGTCCCGCAACTCGCGGGCCAGGCGCTTGCGGAGCCCGGCGCTGCGGCCAATGAATTGGCGCTGTGGCAAATGCTGAGTACCTTGGTTATGGTACTTGGCGTAGGGCACGTTTGTCCCAACCTGGACGGCGTTGCGGTTGGCGCGCAGTACGCGAATACTGCGCCGCAGCCGTCCGGACTTAATCAATAAAGCGCGATCGTTGTTGCCATCTTGCCGTGGCGGCCAGGCTTCCAAGCCTTGATCTACAAATCCCTGGCGCCGGAAGTTCTCTTTGAAGAACTCTACGGCGGTCGTGCCAACAATTCGCGGCACGCGGCGTTTGACGGTATTAAAGCGCCTTACAATTTCCTCTGGAGCATGTTCGTGTTTGACGGGCATAAGGTGTTTAGATAGCGTTTAGCCTTGGCTCAATTGCAATTCAGAGTTGCGCACAGCGCGGGTCAGGATTTGGCTCACGCGGCGCTCCAGCTCGGCGGTGCTGACGTTCTGGCTGGCCACGTACTTGATCTCGTTGACCAGGTTATTGATGTTGACCGTCACGTTGCGCACCTGCTCGTTGCCGGCTGCCACGCCGCCGACGTTACTGGCGCTGTCGGGCTGGTTATTGTTGGCGCCGCCCCGGCCGCGTTGCTGTCCTTGCGCTAGCATACCGACCAGCTCGTTCGCTTGGGATTTCGAGATGCGGTTCTCGCGCTTTTTGATCTTTTGGGCACGCTTTTCGACTTGGTCAAGATTGATGCCCATCGACTCCAGCAAGCCACTGCCCAGGCTTTTAAGGCCGTCCCACAGCCACTTGAAGAACTTTTGAATGGGCTTAACGATATTCTGCATAATTGCCTGGCCGATGGATTTGAGCGTACTGCCGAAGTTGCGTTGCAGCCAAGCGCCTATATCTTTAAGAACGCCCCAGACTTGCTCTTTGATGATCGACCACAGTGATCTTACCCAGCGCCATGCTTGTGCTATTGTCGATTGCACCTTATCAAAGCCTTTGCGCACGCCTTCCACACCGCCAACCATGGACATGATCCAGCTAAAGAGCTGCCGGAACGGCCACGTAAGCGCCTTGGCAATGTTCCAGATGATTTTGAGCTGGACCCCAATGGTCTTAAAGCTAAATTGAAGGCCCTCCCAGATCAATGTGCCGATCAGTTTAAGCCATTTCCCCCACTGGCCCAGCATGCCCTGGCCGGACTGGAGCTTGTCGACGAGCCGCTGCACCCATTCGACTGCAGGTTTGATGGCCTCGAAAAACCAGGCCTTGGCTCGAGTCCACATGATCTTAAAGTCCTTGGTCAACGGGCCGGTAACCTTGCCAATCTCGTTGGTCGCGTCTTTCAAGCGGCCTGTTGCGTCCAAGAGCTGCTGATTCTGCTTAACGTACTTGCGTCCCTCATCGATCAGCGACTTGGTGCTCTTGCCGAGGCCGCCCATGAGCTTAAGCAACTTGGGGCCGGCATCCTCGCCGGCCGCTTTGAAGACATCCGTCAGGATTTTCTGCTGCTCCCCCGCGCTCAGGCCGACCTTGCGCGCTTTGGCCGCAATGTTCTGCAGCGCCTGGCCCGCGCCCATCGCGCCGGACTGGACTTTGCTGACGACCTGTGTTGCGAATTCGGGGCCGAAAGCATTGGCCAGCGCATCCTTGGCTGGTTTCGCGCCCTCGCGCAAGGCGGTGCCGGCCTCCTTGATGGCATCCGGCAGCTTGTCGGTCCAAACGCCAAGCTTTTTCGCCTGGCTCATAATGGATATCATGTTGTCCGCTTTGATGCCGGCGGCCTCGAATTGGGGCGCATATTCTTGCACTTGATCCAAAAAGTCGCCGCCAACATTCGCCCCTGCCTGAAAGCCCTGCCGTATCAGCTTGTTCGCGCGCTCGTAGCTGGTGCCCATCTGCTTGTCCAGCGTGTTGGCGGACTTGACGACATCTTTCTGGGTGGCATCAAACACACTGGCCGTAGTTGCGGCAGCAGTGCTGACATCGTCCAGCGCCTGGCCGCTCAGGTCCGTCAACTTCTGCGTTTGTACGCGCAGCTCATACATCTTGTTGCCCGCCTTTACGACCTCACTGGCGACTTTCGCCGCTGCAGCGCCAATACCTGCCACGGCCCCCGCTGCAATCCCTGCCGGCCCCGCCAACGCGGACAGGCTGCCGCCGATGCCCGGGATCCGGTCCGCCATGCCCCGGACGTTCTCGCCCATGCCGCTCAGCACGCTGCTAAACCCGCTGGCTTTTTTTTGCCCCCGGCTCCCGAAGGCGCGGTTGGTGCGCTGCTCGGTCTGCCCCATTTGCTTTTCCAGCCGCTCCACGCGGTTCATAACGTCCTTGAGCGGCCCGCTGATGCGGTCGTCCAGCTCCCATACCCAGCTTGATGTTGCCTCTGCCATTGGAACTTACAGCTTAGTTTAATCGTATAAATGATGGAATGCCTGGCGATTCCAAATCGCTCAGTTGATCCTGTTCGTTTGGATAGTACACAGGTCATTCCGTTGAGGGCGTTTTGCGGTGCCGCAGGACGCCTTTTCTTTTTTTATTTAAGGTCTGCCTTACTTTATCTTGGTTTGCTCCTTGAATTTGGTACGCGGTGCGGATCCTGATGGGCTGGTCGAGATTGTTCGGGATGCTAACGGCCACCAGCATCGGGTGCTCTTTGTAAAACTTGAGGTAAGCGACTTCCACGCTATCGCCTTTGCGGCTATCCCATTCGGTGTTGTCCCATACCTCGTCCGGATTTATGAGCACTTGCTCGATCGTCCGCGCATAACGCCAGCGCTCATCCTGGTTTTCCTCCGTAATGTGCGTTTTTTGCCTTTCAGTAAAATGCACGAGGCGACCTTCGTAGTCCTTCAGCGGCAGGGCCGGGCCATTTTTCTTCTTGTAGCCGGAGTATATTTGCTTGATTTCCTCGGCGCTGCGGCCCCTTTGTTCGATCTGTTCCTCAAACCACTGATCAAAGCTCCCCTTGGAATCGTGGGCTAGTTCTTGCTCCGGCAGCTTGCCGCGATCCATTGCCCTGTAATCCGGCATGCCATAATCCCGCTCCGCCTTCAGGTTATAGATGTCTTTGCCGCTAAAGTAGGGGTGATCGGCGGGGTACACTTGCCTTTCGCGGCCCCAGTTGCGCTCAAAGAATTGTCTATGCCGCTCAGGAACAGCTTTGCCGCCCTTATCCATCAGCTCATTGCTCTTATTAGGCCCATACGCCGGAAGGTTCTGCCGTTCGACTTGATTGCGGCTGACCTGGATAACATCACAGCGGCAGCCCCAGCCGTTCGGCGGCATGTATTTTTGCCAAAAGGGATTGTCGATATGGGCGACCGTTCCGTCCAGAGCTTCGTGGCTATCCCGTACGCGCTTATCGCCGGCTGTTTCATACCGCAGGAATTCAAAATCCTCCCGGCCGTCCTGGATTTCGGCCCACTGGCTGGCGGCCCGGCTGGCGTTCAGGGCGTGCTGGTATTCCGCCTCCAGGTACCGGCGGTTGTAATCCACCCCCAGCTCATCGGCCTTCTTCTTGAATTCGTTAAAACGCCTTGGGGTGCCGTCTTCGTCTGTCAGCTCATTCTGTAGAGCGCCAACGGTTTCCAAGCTTTTGGCGGCGCTGAAAGCATGGATATTGTTACGCAGGTGCTCGTTCATGATCAGGTCCGGCCCTTCTTCAATTGGCCAGCTGTCCGTTTGGTCGAAGGCCTTTTCAATCGCCTTGCCCAGCGCCTGAATGTGCGCCTGGTAAAAATCCGCATCCACGTAGGGCGCCGTGCGATTGTTGTCAAAGACCCGCTGCACCATGCGGTCGAAGGCTTCAGACAATACGGTTATGATCGCTTCCGGCAGGAAGTCCTCCAACGCTGCCTGCGGCCCATGGTTGCAGCCCTGGTGCCCGGTGTGGTAGAACTGCGTCAGGTCAGCTACGGGGACTTTTTTTTTACCGCCCGCTTCATCACCGCCAGGCATTCCGAAACCGCCGGGATTCGTGTTAAGGCGGCCATTCACCGGTATGCCGAAGGTGTCCTCGATCCAGCTTTCATCAATATCATACCGGTTTTCGATCAGGCCCTTCGTAATCTCCCATTTCTTTTCGATGTCCAGCTCGCGCGTATCGTCCCACTCGAAGGTTAGGCCCTCGAACGGATAGCCATGGCGCATGAGAAAAGGCAGCACGCGCTCGTTCATAAGCACGCGCAGGAACATCCGGTCTGCCAGCATGTAATCCTCGGAAACGCGCTCGTGCACTTCCGACTGGCTGCGGCTGCTGCCGTCGTCGGTCGTCATAGTCTGGCCCAGGATCAGCTTGGAGATTTCGCTGTTGCGGCGCGCGATGTGGTTGTTGAAGACGCCCCAGGCGTCGTGGTTCTGGCTTTCCTTGATCTCGTATTCTACATTGGGCGGGATGGTGGCCCAGGCTGAAGTGCCCATTTCCTCCAATTGCGTTTCAAGGTCGGAGCGGATGTTGGGATCCTCGGCGTACATCTTGGCCACGCGCATCGGCACCCCAAAGAGGTTTTGGAATTGGTCCCATGCGTTGCTGCTGTGCAGCTTCCAGATCACTTCGGGCGCCGCCTTCCAAAGGATGCCCAGGCTGGCGGGCTGGCCGATTTCAAAGAGCCAGTCGCTGAAGGGTGGCTCGCGGTAAGGCTGTCCCTCAAAGTCAGAAGGGTGCCGCAGCAAATGCCCGCTGACGGGCTCCACGTGCCGCCGGTCCACCAGCTCGACCGTTTGGAACCGGCCGTCTGGGCCGTAGCCTTTGAAGTTGATGAGCGTGGGCCCCCAAAAGAGCGTGTCCATGACGAAATCCAGGAAACCCGGGATGTCAGTGGTTCCAAAGAACCAGCCCGTACGCAGCAGTTCGGTTGCCTCGCTTTCCTCGCCGTTGGCGTCCAGCAGGCGGAAGCGGTTGGCTTTGACTTGCATCTTACGGGACTCGATCACGGCGCTCAAGTGCGGGTCCCGCATAATGTACTCGTAAATGTCGATCAGCTCCTTACGGCGGGGGAAGTACACGTCCCGGGCCATGTTCAGCGCATCGATCCAGTCCTGGATATCCTTCTGCGCATACACCTGGTGCTCCTGCATAAACTCCGTCAGCTGCTTGCGCACCTGTTTAGGCGAGGGCTGCGCCAGGCTTTGGGCGAAGGCTGTGAGGCCGTTTCTAAGGGCGGATAATAGACTGGTGCGTTGTTGTCCCGATGTTTTGCGAGCTTGCATTGTGAGCGCTTCTAAATAGCTTCTAAATAGGTTCTAGGCAGCGGGCTTAGACCTGGCCGCGCCAGGGCGGGTTGCTACGGATTTTGATTTGAGGGCGGGTTTCGGGTTCTTCCAGGTCTTTCGACAGCAATTGGAAGCGGCCTTGCTTGGCTTCCTGCAGGAACGAACGGGCTTCCTCGTAAGCCGTTACCACGATTTCGGGCACCTGGCGGCTGGGCTGGCGTTTGCTGAGTTCATAGACCGCCAGGCTGACGCTGTGCTTGACAACCAGTGCATTGCGCGGATCATGCTCCTGCCAATCGGGACTGACGGGCGGCATACCTACGGGATTGTCCGTTTGAGCAACATAAACGCCCCCCGCAGGCGCCCAATCAGCCGGCGAGGTGCGCGGCTCGTTGCCCTGGTTGCCCGCCGTCAGGCCGCGGTAGATGCGGTAATAGCTGGTGACCAGATCATCTTGGGCGTAGGCGGTTGTGCTATCCCAAGCTGCGATGCCGTATATAGGGGCATGCTCGTAGCTAAAGACCGCCTGATCGTCTTGGCTATAGCTCGTGCCGGTTTTGTACCGGCTTAGCATGGGCAGGATATCGCCCTCGCTGTAGCGGAGGCAGAGATAGCTGGCCATTTCGGCGCGGGCCACTTCGCCGGCTTGCTGCAAGGTTTCATTATCCAGGTTCACCAGCAGCTGCAGGATATCGCCCCGGATGTTCGTTAGGTAGTCTTCCCAGAGTAAAAACATAGGCTATTCTTTATATGGCTCGTTTTGCTGGCGCTCGCGGCGCCGGCGTTCGCGAAAATCTTTGTATTTGCTGATCAGGGTAAAAATGCTGACCCCGGCCCAAGCAAGGGCTGATATAGCCACCGCGATGGATTCCACGTTATTCGCATGATCGGCCAGCCAAGCCCAGAGCGAAGCGCCAAACGTGCCAATCCATCCAATGATGGGGTGATCCTTGAGCCAGGATAAGCCAAGCTTCATCATACTGCTGTTGCGGGTTTTAGGGAGGATCGCGTGCTTATTCATGCGCCCTTTACTTTACGGCTACTGCCTGTGCATATGCCCGAGATCGTAGCCCCTTGGGGCGGCAGGCGCAGGGCTTTGTCGGCTGCGCCTTGTAACGCGTCCGGCCCGTCGTCAGGCGTTTGAGATTTTTGCTCGAAGGCTTTGATCTGGTTGACCAGGTTCTCGAAATCCTGGCTGTGCTGGCGCTGCTTGTTGAACTTGAAATGCCCATGCGCAAACCAGGGCACCATGCTTTCGATGCGGAAATACTTGCTGCTCTTGGTGCGCACGGCATCAATGCGCAGGGGAAAGGGGAAGCCAAACGCTTCGTTCTTCTTCTTGAACTCCTCGTGAATCCAGGTGCTAACGAACTGCTGCTCCATCCAGCAGTGCATCGTTACGTCCTTGGGCAGCGTTTGATACCATT